CGTTCCATGGGGTCACTCTTTTGCCAATTTATGTGCGGGATGCGCCAAGCATCGTCTGCGATACAGTTGTCTAAGTCTACAATGATGAACCGGCTCATGATGTTTTCCTTTCTAAGATTCGTTCGCGATTGAGTTGCATTGCGGCTGCGTCAGGTTCCCAGTTGCCCCACCATTCTGGCGGCAACTCCACCGTTGGTGGCTGGGCGTAGTTGGGTTTGTAGCCGCGCACCAACATCTCGAGCCGCAGCGCCAAGAACCGATCCAAGCACCAGCCGAGCCGCTGGTAAAAGAACTTGACGTGACCTGTGCCCAGCGTATAACGCTCAGGCGCTTTTATTTTACGGCCCGATGAGTAGGCCTTGGCAGCCAAGTTAAAAACGCGCGGCAACTCACGATATTCAGCCAGCAGGTGCTCTCTGGAGAGTTCCTCGGGTGGGACACAATTGATCCGGGTCATGTCAGCCACCCTTGCGCATCTTGTCAACAATCTTAAGCAGCTCGCCTTTCTTGAGCAAGTTGCCGCCATATTCGCGCTCGGCGAACGCTTCGATCTCCGCGAAGTAATCTCGCCCGGCTTGGAACAAGAACTTCTCAGCCCATGGGTGCACTTTCAATACTTCGTCGACCATGGCGTTCATGACCTTCTGGTATTCGTTTTGTGTGCGTCCACCGGTGCGACTCTTGGCGAGGTCGACAAAGGCGCGCAAGTTGAACTTGGCGACGATGTTGGTGGCGATGTTTGTCGGCAAGATGCCGCGTGCATCTTCCGCAGGCAACCCGAGCTCAATCAGCTTGCTGTAACAGAGCCGAATGTTCTCATTGATGATGTCGACCAAACCGAGCTTCTGCACGTCAGCGAGAATCCTGTCGGTGTAGACGTAATCATATTCGCCCATGTTGAGCACACGCATCGTTTGCTGCGCGTACGAACCTTGACGTGATCTCACGAACTGATGAGTGAACGCGCGGCTGACGCCTTCAATCATGAATACGTAGTCAACGAACTCCCAAGAGCTGGGAATGGTGTTGGCCATATATTCAAGTTCGGCGAGTTTCTTTTCCTCCGGCCATGCGCGGATTTCATCCATCAACCCCGGCGACATGGTCAGCCGGGTTGACTTCGTGAAGATCAAGAGTTCCTTGGCTTCCGGCGTTGTGCTGATGAGCGTGACTTTCATAATTGTTCCTTTCTGAGTTTAAATCAATTTTCGCAATTCTCTTGTGCGGAGAGAACTCATACTGCGATGCGCGTATTTGCCGCACACGCGTAGAGGTGATACCCAGTTCGCTCGCGACGACTTTCGCTGGACGTTTGTCCATGAAGATGAGCAAGTCACGATTGAACCGACCGATGCGCCTTGTTATGTTGCGTACTGCGCAAGCGAATTCCCGCTTGTCACCGAGCTGCGACACGTGCACCTCGACTGTTGTGAACCGATGCTTGCGGTCGCATATGCGTGCATACTCTACGCAATGGTCTTGCTGCTTTGGAGCCACACCGATGACCGTGCTCTCCGAACCACAAATGGGGCAGTTCACGCAGCGGCCCTCCGGATGTCGTAGGCGCTGTTGGCCTTGAGCAGCTTCTTGATTGCCGCGATGTCGTCCACCACGTCGTCCAAGAGGATGTTGCGCCACGTGGCGAACCGTCCGAGCGAATATATGTTGCGCTCGTGCGTGAGCCGGAACAACAGCTGCTTGCGTAGGTTGTCGTCGATGGGCGCTATCTTGCCGTACTTCTGGTCGACTGAACCAAGCGACTCGCACGATGCAAGCTTGATGCCGAACGCCGCGCTGATGGCGTCGTCGTCCATGTCACCCATCGGCCCGACGGTTTCGACGATGAGTGTGTCGCCGGTGATGCTGGCTCGGTAAACATTCAAGTGCAGTTCAGGGAAATAGACCGTCTGGAAAACGTCTGCGCCAATGATGCGCCAACGATGCACCGTGATGCCGGAGCGAGAGAACGTCACCGGCGCTGGCCAACCCAAGATGCTCAACACCACCGGCAGCGGCGCGGTAGAGATGTGGGGCCGCGAACTCTTGAACTCAGCCGGGGTGTCCCAGTTGATGCGGTCACCCACTGACGTCACCAGCTGCTCATACAAATCGTCCGGCGCAATGAACCGCTCCGCTGTCTCAAGGTTCCAAATGCTGCGGTCACCTTTGAGTTCATTGATGACCTTTTGTGCGTACAAGTTGGCCCAACGGATTGTGGCGGGTTGGTAGGCGTTCTCAGCCCAGATGCCTTTGCGCACACGCACCCGCCGGAACTCGATGCCGGTGAGCCGCGCGACGGCGTCAGAGCGGAACCGCAACAACGCCTTGTGCGCGGCGCGCGGTTGAGATGACGCCTCCACGACGGTGGCGTTGGGCCACGCATGGGCTGCGATGAGCCCAGCGAGGCCAGCACCGACGATCACAGGCGCAGTCATTCCTCATCCTCAATGATGGTGAGATGATTCTTCTCAACCAACTTTTGCAGGTAGCCGCGCACGTTTTGTTGGAAGTGTTCTTCCAGCTCTGCGACGGTGCAGGTTTGCTCCGGCGCGTTTTGCACGTATTGCAAGACCTGATTGCGGATGCTGCCAGCTTGTGGGCGAGACTCACCCGCGTTGGTGGCGCGCACCTTGTTGATGGTGAGGCGCTTGGCGCGCTTTTCCTTGGGTTGCTCGGAAGCTTTTGGGCGCGGCTCGATGGGTTTCTGTTCAGAGACCGCCTCATGCAGTTGGTGACTCAATGTGCCCTCCTTGTAAGGATTTTTGGATTTTATCTCGCCCGGCGTCAGCGCGCCCGGCGTCACGCCTTTGGGCACACCAGCGCGCCCAACAGCGTCTTGCGCGGCCATGATGGCCATGTTGACCTGCACTTCTGCCGCTGCGCGGTTGCTGAACCCTTTGAAGCCGGGTTCGCCTTTCAGCTGACGGTAAGTGTGGTTCAGATCCTCCATTGCGGCACCCTTCACGGCGTCGCGGTCACGGATGATGGTTGGCATTGCGATGTTCCTTTCTGAGTTTGCTGGATGGATTATGCGGTAGCTTACCACGTTTCGGCAACTTCTTCTGCCAGTTGCCACAACTGCGCGTTGTAGTCAACTGAGCGGCTGATGTCGCTCAGTGGCCGGGAGGTGGCTGCACGACCTGAGCGGGAAAGGCCCTCAATGCCGCCGCGCACGGTGTTTTCCTGGACGCGGTTGAAGGTTGTCCAGAGGTCACCCCTGTCGTCTTCTGCGCGACGCGCGTCCAGCAGCTCAGCCGGGGAAAAGCGCTGCGCGTCACCCCAACGCAGTTGTGCGGCGAACTTGGCGAACTCCAGCCGCTGGTTCTTGGTCAGGTCAATCCGAGACCAGCGGTCGATTTTGTTGTAGAGGTCAGACGTGTTGCGCGCCAGCTGCTGCATGCGGTGAATCAAGTCAGCCGCTGCGTCACCCGTGTGGCGCACGACTTCCCGCCCGGCAGTGTTGCCGACGACGAGCCCATTGCTGCAAACGAACCGGAACACACCGGCCAACACGCGCGCCGAAGACGAACCGTCGTGGCTGTTGACTAAGATGATACGCGGTACGGCACCGTTGATTTCCTGGAAGTCTGGATGCCGGAAGTCGATCATGTGCTTGGCGAACAGCGGGTCACGCTTGCGCGGAGCCGCGACAGTGGCTTGAGCAACCTTCCAACCTTCTTGCGCGAAGCGATCGATGATCTCGCCGGAGTTAATGAACTGGTAACGCTCGCTGACGGTTGGTGCGGCGACAGTGGCGAGAGCGGAAGCGGGTAGTGTTTTCATGACAGTGTCTCCTCAAAGGGATTGTTGTTGGACAGAGATGGTGTAGCCGAGATCCTGAATTTGTTTCAGCACGCGCTCAGTGAAGGTCTTGCAGTTCACTAGCGCGGCGAGCTTGTGCGCAACTTCGCAAACCGGGTAAACTGCACGGTTGCCGTAGTTGTTGGCGATGCGGACGGTGATGTTCATGACATTTCCTTTCTAAGTTTGATGCAGAGATATTTTCTCGCGTTTTCCATATCTCGGCAAGTGCTTTTTGCACCTGCCGAGAAAGTTTTTCAGGCCAACTGAAACTTGTAGCCGCCGAACTCGGCGCGGCCAGCGGCCTTCAACGCGCCACGGAACTTGATGTGCTGACCGAGCGGCAACGCCAGCACCATGAACGCTTCGCGCACCGACTTGTGTTCGCGCTTTTCGCCTTTGGGCGTGACGACCACGACACCGTGGCGAACGGCGCGTGCGGCGGCAACATCCTTGTTCTTCCAAGAAGCAACGATGGCTGCGCTGCGCTCGGCGCTGGCGGCAACCTTGCGCACAGGTTTGCCGGTCAGAGTGTTCCACTCATGGCCGCAGTTGTGGCAATCAGCAATGTGCTCGTTGACGATGGTTTGCATGCCGCGCACATACTTGACTTCGCCGCAGGTCAGATTCTCGGTGGAGTCGCACTCAGGGCAGCGGAATTCGTTGGCGTTGGGGACAGACTTCATCAAGTCAGCAACACGGCGCTCGGCGGTCTTGCGGTCAGCGAACTTCTTGACCGGCTTGGCGGCGTGAGCGTTGTAGAACTTGACGAGTTCAGCGGTGGTGGCGGTAGTTACGTTCATGGTCATTTCCTTTCTGAGTTAAAAATTACAACAGGTCTTGTTCTTCAATGGTGATGCAGTTGTCTTCGTCTTCACCCCAAAAATCTTGTTGGTCTTCCTCGACGCCTGCATACTCAGCGATGTCTTCAGCGTGTTCACGCGCTTTTTTGTAAGACGCGTAAACGCCGCCGATTGTCTTCTCGCCGTCGATGGTTTCGCAAACTATGTAGACTTTGTTCATGGTGTTTCCTTTCTAAGTTAGGGCGGTCTCGATCGACCGTATCGTTATTATGACGACAAAATCAGATCACGGCAACATATTTTTGTATTCCCCTGCAAAATGCAAGGGCATTCGGCGCACCAGTGCGGGCTGGCCCGGCGTACCCGAGATGCCCGACAATAGCGGTTCCCTAACGTAGAAAGGAAAAATGATGGAAAATGAGGCATTCCTCGCCGATTTGGCTGCCGGGCTGAACCCGGACGAGCGGCTGATCCTTTGTGGGTTCCCCGGCGACCCTTATGAGGCTGGCCCGGCGGCTTGGCGACCTCGGCCTTGGGCTCCGGGCCGCGAGATCCCTTTCGGCCCCATGGACAACGCCTACGTGACCGTGGGCGCGTTCAAGCGCGCTGCTGACGGCACCTACCGCCGCCGCACTGAGACGTTCACTGCCGGGCTGGCGCTCATGGTCGACGATGTGGGCACGAAGGTTGACAAGACATTCGTGGAGGCGATGCCCCCAACATGGAAGATTGAAACTTCACCCGGCAACGAACAGTGGTGGTACTTCCTGCATGAACCCGAGCGCGACATGGCGCGGTTCGACGGGTTGATTCGTGCGTTCATTCACGGCAAGCTGTTGGGCGCTGATCCCGGCATGAGTGGTGTGACGCGTGTGGGGCGGCTACCCGGACACTTGAATGGGAAGAAAGCCTACAACGGGTGGACAACGCGCGTCACTGAAGCGAATGGATCAAGATGGACGCCGCAGGAACTCCTGGACGGGTTCGGGTTGCAAATCCGAGGACAACGTGTCATGCGGGAAAAGTTGCCGACCGAGGAAGCGTTAGAGCGCAACAGGATGTTCATGAACGTCTACAAGTGGCTCGACCAGCGCAGCATGCTCAAGCGTCACGAGCCCGACCCGAGTGGGTGGACAGAGATGTCTTGCCCTTGGGTGGACGGCCACACCGGTGGCGTCGACAATGGGGCCGCGATACGTGAGCCAGCA